CGGCGCGAGATGGAGGTTTTCATGAAAAAAATAATTATTGACTGTAAATTCGATGTTACCGAAGAAGAGACCCAGCATCTGATTGATGGCCAAAGAATTAAAAGGGAGGATTGGTTTGATAGTTTGCCTTCAGACGTAAAATATTTTCTTTATCGGCTAATGGAAATTCAGAGAAGGAATAATAACCTCATTTGACCTCCTTTATTTTTGTCTAGTGTATTTTAGGTAAGTATAACAAAAAGGGGTGAGGGATTGCAATGTTTTTAAAATCAAGGATTGCAGATTTTTTAAGGGAGATGCTCTTTGAGTACAAAATGGTAACCGTGAGGTAAAAAAGTTCTTTGGCTCTGCCGAAAGGGGTAGGAGACAGCCGGTAGCCGGTAGCTGCAGTGCGGGCATAAAACCGACGTAATTCCGGGGCCGTGATAGGTGGGTGGGATATCGCCAGAGCTAAAAATTAACAATAGGAGGAGGTGGTTAAGATTACGATATCCCAGGTTTCTAAAAAAGAGTTCCTTGCAACAAAAGAAACGTTATGCCTTACCTGCGGCAAGTTTTATGACGGACCCAGGTTGTTATGTGCTTATTTCGCGATAAAAGACTCGGAAAAAGGTATACGCGCGGTTGGGGCTGACGCGTTAAAAACGGAAATAATGTATTCTCGTAAAAAAAGCGGAGAAAAATACCCAGTTTTTACTTACAAGATATTGGCTTGTCCGCATTATAAATTTAAAAATGTCTTAAAAAGAGGTGAATAATTATGTTGATCGTAGCTGACCCGGGCCACGGGGGAAAGGACCCGGGGGCTTGTGGAAACGGAATGATGGAAAAGGATATCACTCTAAAACTTAGTCAGTTGATTGAGGCAGAGCTTAAAAACTATCAGGTGGACGTACAGATGACGAGAGATAGAGACGTCTATGTTTCCTTGGAAGAACGTGTCAGGATAGCGAATCAAAAGAAGGCGGATCTTTTTATTTCGTTGCATGTTAATGCCGGGGGCGGCACTGGATTTGAAAGCTACCGTGACCTGGCGGCGAGCGCGCAAACAATACGATACCAGAATGTTATCCATGAGGCGGTTAAGGCGATAGGTGACCGGGGAAAGAAGGTAGCGGCGGATCCTCGATTTTATGTTTTGCGGCACACTGATATGCCTGCTTTACTGCTGGAGAATTTATTTATTGACAACAAGGTGGACGCAGTGTTTTTGAGGGATATAGGCTTTTTAAAGAGATTGGCGGAGGCGATTACTGAAGGAATAGTTCAGGCGCTGGAGTTGAAGCCCCGTTTTGAGCCAAAGCCGGTATGGGATGCTCGGCTACAGATAGAGCGGTTGAAAGAGAGAAAAATAATAAAGAACGATCACGATCCAAGCGCACCGGTAACGTGGGGGGAGTTTGCGACGGTGTTAAATAGAATGGATGAGGAAGGTGAATGTGAATGCAAAAGGTAATTTTTGCGGAAGTGGAGATGGGTTTGCAGGCTTTAGAACTGGCTCAGCAGAAATTGGATTACGCTGATGATAATGACTTGATTGATGCGGCGATACTAGAAATTGAGGCCGCCAAATTAAGGCTGAATTATCTATTTAAACTGGCCAGAAAAGTCAACACGGGGGGTGGAATAATTGCCTAGAAAGAAAAGAGAAATCCAGGATAAAGTCAAAGACGTAGGCATGGAAATTGATCCCGGCATTTTTAATATATCAATGCAGTTGAGAGACGAATTGTCAGCGGGGCTTAAGGGCTCGATGCTGAGCAGGTACCAGGTAGCGGCCAGGATGAGCGAATTGATCGGTAATGAGATAACCAAAAGCCAGATTGATAAATGGGTGGCTAAGAGCGAGGAATCCCACCGGTTTCCGGCAGAATACCTGCCAGTATTCTGCCATGTGACCGGTCATAAAGAGCCTTTAAGAATGATGGCCAAAATGGTGCAGTGTTACCTGTTAGAACCGGAGGAGGCATTGTTGGCGGAACTGGGTAAGATTGATCAGGTAAAAAGAGATATGGCCAGGCAGGAGAAGATGGTGCGTGAGTTGATTAATCAAATGAAAAGGAAAGAGACAGAACAGGACCATGGGGCAGGCAGGAGATCTACCCCATCTTAATTACCGGAGAAAATCATTAAGGCGGTTTTTTGATGGCCGAATCAAAAACAATGGAGCAAAAAATATATCTGTCCGTCGAAGAGGCAGCTTCCCTGCTGAATATAACCAGGCGAGCAGTTCGGAAGAAGATCGCCGGCGGCAAGATAGGAGCTATAGAGATAAACGGCGAACGCGGCGGCGGCAGGAGCGGGGTCAAATATATGATTCCTTTATCTGCTTTGGGCGAACGCTGTCAAATAAAATACTGGAAACAAAAGATAGGGAATCAGAAGATGACGCCAGAAAAAAAACCGCCAAAAGCATTTGATCTATATGGGGAAAGGGAGCGGCAGATTATCCAGCATTGGAGTCAGGTAATAAAGAACTGGCGGGCTTTCCGGGCCGAGTACCAAGGAGACTTACAATGGGCCGATGAGCAGTTTATACGTTTATACCAGGGTAAGTATCCGGAAATAAACTTGTCGATAAATAGTCTCTATAAAAAGTGGAAAGCCGTTCGGGAACAGGATTATGATGGTCTGCTGGATAAACGGGGAAAGAGCTGCCTGGGCCAGAGCAACATCCCGGAACTGGCCTGGGAATTATTCAAATACTATTACCTGGATGAAAATCAATATGGTTTGAAACAATGTTTTGATTTTACAATCTGGTATTGCGAGAAGGAAATGCCGGAGATGCTTCCGGATATACCGGGTTATTCTACTTTCTGCCGGGCGGTTGAATCTATCCCCTTTGCCGTGCGGAAGTTTTTCCGGGAGGGCGACAAAGCTTTTGAAGATAAAGCTGCCCCGTATATCACCAGGTTATACGAGGACATAGAAATCAATGAAATATGGGTAGCTGATAATCATACCTTGGATGTGCTTACGGTTGAAGACGGGACAGAGAAATTGCACCGGTTGTATTTGACCGCCTTCCAGGATGTTTGTTCCCGGAAGGTGGTCGGTTGGTATTTGACGGATCATCCAAACAGTGATGCGGTGCTGTATGCCCTTCGGAAAGCCATTTTAAAGCATGGCGTTCCAAGATGCATCTACACTGACAATGGTCATGAGTTTTTATGTTTTGATATAGGGGGAAGGGGGAGGAGGAAGACGGCCAAAAAAGATGAGCATACTCCTCCCCCGATATTTACCAGACTAGGGATAGAATTTTGGAATGCTAAAGTGCGGAACGGCAGAGCGAAAATAGTTGAGAGGACCTTTAAGGAATTTAAGGATAAATTCAGTCGGCTCCTGGTCGGCTTCACGGGCGGCAACACACTGGAAAAACCGGAACGGCTTAAATATCAGGTAAAAAGCCGCAAAGGAATGGTCGTCGACAGCGAACTGCGGGATATGTTTGATGCCTATGTTGAAGGCATGTACAATAATATGCCGCAAAACGGGGCCGGAATGCACGGACGATCGCCAAACGAAGTGTATGCTCAGAAATTAGTAACCATACGCAAGGCATCAGCCGAGGATTTAAACCTGATGTTATTGCGGAGTACCAGGATGCAAACAATTACCAGGAAAGGCGTTCACCTGGAACTATATGGCGAGAAGCTTTTCTATTGGGACGTAGACTTTCTAATGAAATACCAGGGTCGCCGGGTGTACTTGCGTTATGATCCGGAGGACCTGAGGGAAGTTAGAGTATATAACGAGAAAGATGAATTTCTCAGTGTGGTGCAGATTGATAATGAAACTATATTAAAATATGGGGCCAGCAAAAAAGATATACAGAAAGCAGCAGTTAAAATCAAGCGCTTCAAAAGCACCGTCAAGGAATACAAAGATAATTCCGGCCTGGAGGCATATCCGAAAAGCGAAGCGCGGGATTTGATGCTTTGGAAGGCGAAGAATAATTTGGCTGCCGGTGGTATGTCTGGTGCGCAAAAGCCAAAGGCAAAGGTGGTTGAAATCGTTCGGGCCAAGGAGTCGGTTGTGGCCCAGGAGCAAGAGGTCGTGAAAGAAGTGGAAGTCAACTTGGAACGGATGATTGAGAATTCAATTAAATATAAAAGGTGCTTCAGATAAAAATTTAAAAGGGGGGTTTTTGGTGAATAAAACGTTAAAAGTAAAATTGGAGGAATATCTGAATGATTCAGATAAAAGCCAGATCAATCTAGCTAAAGAGATCGGGATTAGTGGAGCGGCTTTAAGCCAATACCTTAGTGGAAAGTATCCTGCACCAGGCAGCATTGAACCTAAAATTGAAGAATTTTTCAGCTTTAAAGAAAGGACATCGGCCGTAGCTACTAAGACATTAAGTTACGTTGATACGTCAATTTCCAGCGAGGTGTACAGTATTATTGCTTATTGTCATGTCAATCGATGCATAGGCGTTATTGTTGGAGATGCCGGGATCGGTAAAACTAAGGGGGCGCAGAAATATGCCGGCGATTACAGCGAAGTGCTTTACGTCACGGCAACCAAGGCGTGTAAAAGCCTTAAGGATATATATCGGATAATCGCCAGAAAACTTAGGCTGAATGAGAATAGGAATATTTCTGACCTGCACTATGATATCCGCGCCCGGCTGGACGGATCGAGTAAGATTCTAATTATTGATGAGGCACAGCATTTATCTTTGACGGCTATTGACGGTATTCGGTCTTTAAATGACGAAAACTATGAAACAGTTCTTCCGCCAATAGGCATAGTTCTGGTAGGTAATCACGAGTTGCGATCTAAGATGATGGGGCGTTATGAGCAGACATTGGCTCAATTGTTTAACCGGATTCAAATACAGCGACAAATGTACACGTCTCAGACGCTATTAGAGGACATAGAGAAACTTTTTCCTGTTTTAGTAGAGAGCGGAGCAGAAAAAGAAATACAATTTTTACATGGCATAGCCACAAGTCGTTGGGGTATACGGGGAGCCGTTAAATTATTTTGGAACAGCACAAACAACGGGGATATATCGTTAAATGGGCTGACGACAATTTCAAAGTATATGGGGATAGGGTTTTGCTCTTAAGTCTATTAAAACGGGCTTAAATAGGTTTTAAAGATGTTTTAAAGACTTTGGATAAGGAGGCGGACGGGTGCTTGAATATTCTATCTTGTATTATTTTATTTGGATTGATCGGTACGGCAAAAAGCTTTTTATAAGCGACGGAATATCCAAAGGAAAACAATGGGGCACATTTTGCAGGAATAAAAAAGGGTCTTTACAAAGAATCAAATCTCCTGATCTACCGATGGTGGATACAAAATTGAAAGCGCAAAATATGCTTAATCAATGGGCGCATGCAAAAGGGTACAAGCAGTTATGCGTATACGGTAAGATAAAAGGTTGCCTTACGGAGGCCGGACTGTGCTGCAGATATTGCGATAGAAAGGGTTGTCTTATTAGGTGTAGGCACCTTTTGCCGTGTTTTTATGACAGAAGCATAGCGAAGGGAGAGGAGTTGTCGTGATGAGAGGAGAACTTGAGGCAATACTTGGTATAAGCTGGAATGATGGGGCAGCCGGAGGAGTGTACTCAAGTGCCGTAGACGCTCGGGAAATATCTCGGCAGGAAAAAGAGTATTTTGAAAAGCGCATATCTAAAGAATCAGGGCCGGTCACTGTCCGCAGCTTGACGAAAGAAGAATGTCTTATATATGGTATTCCGTGGGAGAGAATATGGCAGAGGCAGATGGAATATGTTAGGGAAAATTATGGCCGTATACAGAACAGGGAAATGGCTAAAAAACTTAACAAGACCGTATCGCAAGTAAATTATTTACTCAATAAATCAGGTATCCGAAAGAAAAAAAGCCCTCGTTGGAACAAATACGAAGAAGAGGTGCTCAGTGAACTGTGGGGCAGGAAGAGTATTACGAGTATAGCCAAAAGCCTGAAAAGAACAGAAAATGCAATATTGGTAAAAGCCAAGAGAATGCGTCTGGGGGCGACCAGGAACGCCTAGGGGCAATTGACCGCCAGCCAATTAGCCGATGTTTTGGGGGTAAATAGCAAGGTTGTTTCTTGCTGGATTAAAAAGTATGGGCTGAAGTGTACGCGAAAAATAACCAGGACTAAATTCAGGTTTTGCTTGGTTGAGATCGATGATTTTTGGAACTGGGCGGAAAAAAATCAGGAGAGGTTCAATTCGGCTAGGATGGAGCAGTTGATCCTGGGCAAAGAACCGGCATGGATGACCGAGAAAAGAAAAGGGGACGCGTCAAGGAAATGGCCGCGCAAGTGGACGCCGGGAGAAGATAATATATTGCGGCAGATGTTTAAGACCGGCAGGTATACATACCAGCAGATAGCTGATTATATAGGGAGAACAAAAGCGGCGGTCGAGAATAGGTTAAGGAAAATAAATGTTTGGTAAATAGTTAAATTTTAAAAAAGGAGATGGGAGAATGAGTCAGGTTAAACATAAAGTAATTGGTAAAAGCGGCAGTATAACTATACCCGTGGATCTACGGAGGGAATATAGCTTTTTGGGCGGTGAAGCAGTGGATATCACGGTAGATAACGGACGGCTGGTAATAAGCCAGCACACGCCGCGGTGTATTTTCTGCCAGAGCACGGAGAATGTCGGCAAATATATGGGTAAGCACATCTGCCAAAAATGCGTGACCAGAATGACCCTAGAAATTACTGGAGGGGAGTAGATATTTATGGATGAAGCTATAATCAAATTAAGAGTAGATGAATTTGTTAAGTGGACAAGCCTGATGGATGAGGCTAAAAAGGAGATTGAAAAATTAAAAGCTGAATTTCAGAAAAAGGCTCTGGAATTAATGAAGAATAAGAAAGTAAAGCAGGTGGAATTTTGGGGAACCGGAAATTCCAGGGTGGCGGTGACGACGACGGAAACATTAAAGCTGGTTTCATACAACCTTCTAAGTAAGATTATTGGTGAAACGCTGATTAAGGATTTTGTAAGGGAAGAAATGCAATACAGGCTGTCTGAGCCGTTCAAAAGAATATTAGCGGCTGCTTTTCAGGGGAACTACGTGGAGCAGTCGCTTAACGGAGTGATTAACCAGATTACGGCTGATGAAAAAACTAAAAAAGCCTTAAAAAAAAAGCTGAAAGGGAATTGGGAAAAAGATGTGGAAAGCCTTAAAATCATTGCCGGGCTGGGAAAGAATGAAGCGGAACATTATGCTTATTTTATTCAGGAAGCGGTAAACTACGAAAAAATTGTGTATCTCCTAGAGGCCGCAGGTCATGCAAGAAGCAATGATGGTGACGATGGATTTAAATCGGCCATGGAAAATATCAAACATGCAGTAGTGGTAGAAGAAAACATCAAGGTTAGCCTGGAACGGGAAGGCGATCAATATTAGGTAATAGGAGGGGAGAGGGGTGGAAAAGCAGGTACAGCCGAAGCTGGGAAAAATGTCCGATAAAAAGAGAAAAACTATTTACGGCATGGCAACACAACTCGGGTTATACGATAAGCATAACAAGGATGATAACCTGCACGCAATAGTATTGCGGTTAACAGGAAAAGAATCGATTAGTCAGTTAACCGAAGAAGAAGGCGGCTTAGTTGTAAACGAATTGATTAAACTTAAGGGCAGAGGCGGGCGCGTAACAAAAACAACTAGGGGTAAAAGCCCCGAGGAGTCGTTAAAAGGGCACCGTCCGGGCATGATTTCTCTTGATATGCAGAAAACCGTCTGGTTTTATATGTATCGCCTGGAAGAGCTGGATAAAAAACCATCACAAATAAGTCTGGGGAAAAGATTATGTGCCCTTATAAAGAAATATTTACACGTAGATGCTGTCGAGCGTGATCCTATGCGGTTTGTATCCTTTAAGGGCGGCAGAACTCTTATTGAAGTTTTAAAGAAAATAGTAGAGCATGAAAAACAAAAGCAGAAGGGGTAAAAGCAAGTGAGAAATAGACCCTATACTAAGACAGAAAAAGCGTTGGTGGAGTACTTTAAAAAAACCCTTGAGGCCCGCGGCATCAGTAAGTTCCCGCGGGACTGGTACCTAAAACAGCTTTCCTGTGCCCGGACAATGCTTGATGGTTCCGATGCTCCTACTATAGAGCAGTGGCAGGGGTGCATTGATTGGGCCCAGGAGCATCCTTTCTGGGGCGACAAGATAGACCATTTGGCTAGGGTTTCCTGGCTTTGGATGCAGTATTGCTTACAGAAGCAAGGTGAAAAGTGCGGGACTGGTAAAATCATTGATAAAAGCAAGGAACTGAAGAAGAAACGTATTAAAGACCTATATATGAGCTAAGGGGGGCTGATTATGCCGCGGCGAGAAAAGACTGGCAGGGTAATTATAAGTAACCATGCTTATGATAGATATCTTGAACGCGTTGGACCAATTAAATTAGAAGCCTTGAGTCATTATATCCGGCGGTGTTTAGCCAATCAGTTGCGGACGGGAAAAGAGGCTAAAGATAGCTCTATAGAAGTGATTTTATCTAAAAAAACTCGGGCGGTGGTTGAGCCGGACATTCAAGGATACTGGGTTTGTAAAACTGTTTATATTCAATAGGGAGGGTTTATGAAAAGATGGTTTTGCAGGTTTTTTGGCCATAGGTGGGCCTTCCTCGGTGGCCGGTCATGCCCGAAAAGGCACAGAGATGATTGTTCTCAGCCAGTTTATCAATGCGCCAGGTGTGGGGAATATGACTATGGTTATCCGGGCGGACCTGGGTGGCAGTATTGCCAATCGTTTTGTATAAGGTGGTGTCGCAATGAATAAAGAGGATAAAAAAGAAGTTATCATAGGTTTTTCATATAAAGACAAGGAATTACCTGAACCATACAGGGGAATGGTAGATATGATTGGCCTTGAGAATACCTTGATTCTGGCGAAGGAACTGGGTGGTACTCAATTATATTTTCCATCTTTATACCGGGAGACCAGAAACCACCAGATAATAAAGGAGTTTAATGGTTATAACATTAACGACTTGGCAAAAAAATACCATATAACAGTAAAGAGGGTGCAGCAGATTATAAAGGAAGCGAAAAACGAAAATCCCAGTAAATATTAAGCAAAAGCGAATAAAGAAAAAATTTATAGAAATATTTTAATAGAAAATCTATGGGATAAGTTGATATTATTGGATTAAAGTTAACTTACTCATAGTTTTTTTATTATTCTTAGTCCTCACAAGAAGGAGGTAGCCGGGGATGTGGGAACAATTGAGTCCACAGATAAATGAAGTTGTAATAAGTATAGCTATCGGGCTAGTAGCGTTGGGGGCCGCATACATATCATATTTTCTCAAGCAGGCGGCCAGCAGGCTTAAAATTGAAACTGATCAAATTCAGGATCGGGCTAGAGCGCAAAAAATCCGGTATGCCCTGGACAGGCTTGAGGAAACGGCTGAAAGGGTAGTGTTTAAAACAGAGCAGACTGTTGCCGATTCCCTTAGAAATGCGGTTAAAGAAGGCAAAATGGACCGGTCTGAGCTTTTAGTTTTGGGCCAAAATGCCTGCGAAGAAATCATTCAAATTATGGAACCGGAAATGGTTCAGATACTGCGAACAAATCTGGGTGATCTGCAGGCATATGTTTTAGGTGTTGTGGAGTCTCAGGTCAAAAAGCTAAAGAAAGATTCAAAAATTAGTCTGCCTAAGGAGTTATAAAATGAACTGGGAAATATTATTCTCGACTGCAGCAGGTATCATTATTAGTGTCGTTGGATATTTAATAAAACGATCAATCGTTGAAATCGATAAAAAAATAGATGAAACAAACAAAGAAACAAATAAAATAAATGACAAAATAGACCAGTTGAATAGGTTATCAGAGGAATCAATAGATAATTTACGCAAAGAACTTTATAGATATAAGGATAAAGCCGCCGATGAATTTGTTAAGAAGGCGGATTTTATCTTAGTAACCTCCGATATCGGAAGAAAGCTGGATAAGGTATATGATATATTGCTAAGTTTAAGTAAAGGAAGGGCATGTTAATGATAGAGGATATGGAAAGAAAAAAACTTATGAGCAAAATTGTAGCAAATGATTTTGCCGAGCTAAACGGAGCAATTATGCGCACTATCAGCACAGTATTCAAGTCACGGTGGTTCAAAGTTTCTGATCTGATGGTAGTTTTCACTGACCGGCAGGAAGGCGAGATATTAGAAGCGTTTAATTATTTGGAGAAGGCAGAATACCTGAAAGCCAGGGATATCGTCAGCAAGGCTGAAATAGAAATCCAGTATGCCGAGCCGGATAAGACGGAATCGATATTGACGGCTAAGGGTATACGATTGGTCAAATATTTTGAAACTGATGATGCCGTAAATATAATATAGGGGGCGTATGGCATGGCCAGGCGTACCAGAAGTAAAATAGATGCCCTGCCCCCAGAAATAAAAGAAACTGTGGAACAGATGATCCTCAATCCGGTGCAGTTCACATATCTGGATATTTCTGATTACCTCGAAGAACAAGGATATAACATATCATACGTGGCGGTATATCGCTATGCAAGGCGGTTTAACGCCAATATTCAGATGGTGACGGTGGCGCAGGAGAATTTCAGGCGATTGGTGGATGCGATAGAGAAATATCCGGACCTGGATTTTACGGAGGCTATTCACCGGATTTTGGCTCAGAAACTGATAGACCGCATATCCTCGGCCCCGGACGAAGAATGGGCTAATCTGGAGATGGATAAAGCGGTCAGGGATGCGGTGTCATTGGGGCGTGCAGCAGCATACAAAAAACGCACGGATGCACAAATACGGGATAAACAGGAAGCCGGCCTGGAGGAATTTAAAACACTCATATTTAATGCTCTGGCTAAGGAACGGCCTGAACTATATCAACAAATCAATCAGTTTATTAATGAGAAAAAGAACCAAAGTTTGGACGGAACAAGTAATTATATAGAGTAAGTAAAGGATAATGGGGTGAAAAGAATGTCTTTTCGATTTGCAACCGGTGCTATCCAATCGCCTTTGGATTCACGTGATTACATCTATTCGCAAATGATTGAAGTACCAACATTACCTTCTTCGTTTCAACTGCCCCTTATGACATACACTGACCCATGTTTATTTAATTGGTCAAAAGACAATTTTGAAGCATTTGAATTTCGTTATAACAAGTAAAAAGTTTCTTCAGATTGGGGAAGGTTTTTTTGATTAAAAAGAACCGGCAGACCCGAAGCATTCTGGCCCTGAAAAAAGGCTTTGATGAAAACGAAAAACAGAAACTGGACCAGGAACAGGGGAAAAAACAGGACAGCAAAGAACGAGTGCTTTTTGAAAGATATGTAAAACGCGGTGAGGACCAGAAAAGACAGGAATTGCGTGAGAACTATCAAAACGGAGCGCTGCTTACTGGCCCAAATGGATTGAGAAAAAAGCTTGGCGCAATAGATTTGGAATATTTCGGCCGGGCATATCTGGGACATTACTTCACCAGGGAGACGCCGGATTTTCACCGCAACTTGGACCAGTTATGGCAGGATGGTGTACTCAAAGGAAAAGTGCCTCTAAAAGAGGAGACCGTAGTAGAAATTAGGCAATTGCCGGGCTGCCGCCGGGCGGTGGCCGCGCCCCGGGGACACGCCAAAAGTACCAGCTTGACCCTTAAGGATGCCTTGCACGCTATTGTATACGGATATAAACCGTACATTTTGATTCTTTCCGATTCATCCGATCAGGCCCAGGGGTTTTTGGCCGACATTCGGGAAGAGTTAGAGGAAAACCGGGCCATTAAAAAAGATTTCGGTGATCTTCAAGGGAAAAAGGCCTGGCGTGAGGATGTTCTGTTAACGTCCACGAACATAAAGATTGAAGCCATCGGCAGCGGCAAGAAGATACGGGGCCGACGGCATAAGAATTGGCGGCCAGCATTGATTATCCTGGATGATATTGAAAATGATGAAAATGTTCGGACGCCAGAACAGAGAAAAAAGTTGGAGAACTGGTTTTTTAAAGCGGTCAGTAAGGCGGGCGACGACTACACGAGCATCGTGTACATCGGAACTATTTTACATTATGACTCTCTACTCTCTAAGGTATTGAAGAATCCGGCATACCAATCGGTAAAGTATAAAGCGGTAATTTCTTGGGCCGAGCGTAAAGATCTCTGGGACAAATGGGAAGAAATCTTCATCGACTTGGACAACGAAAATAGGGAGCAGGACGCACGGGCCTTTTACGAGGCCAATAAGGAGGAAATGCTTAAAGGTACTCGGGTTTTATGGGAAGATAAGCTTCCCTATTATGACCTGATGGTGATGAAAGTTTCCGAAGGCGAAACCAGCTTTAATTCTGAAGAACAAAACGAGCCGATTAATCCCGAAGACTGCTTATTCAATGAAGAATGGTTCGAATATTACAATGAGGCGGCAATTGACTTTAGAGAGAAATATTTCAGGTTTTACGGTTTCGTGGATCCCTCCCTGGGCGGCAAGGGCAAGAAAAAGAAAAGCGATTTTTCTTCAATTATTACGCTAGCCATGGACAGTCGGACGGGCTATTTGTATGTTTTGGATGCAGATATCGAGCGGCGTCACCCGGACATTATCATTGAGGACATTCTGGAAAAGGAACGCTGGTTGAAATTGACTTATGGAAGAGGGTATACGTTGTTCGGTTGTGAAACAAATCAGTTTCAATGGTATTTAAAAGAACAGCTAGCCGGTCGAAGCGCGGAAGCCGGCATATATCTACCCATTGAGGAACTGGATCAAACCGGCGATAAATACGGACGCATTCAGACGCTGCAGCCGGATATAAAAAATCGTTATATTAAATTCAACCTACGACACAAAAGATTGTTAGAACAGCTCTGGCATTTTCCCATGGCGGCATATGATGATGGGCCTGATTGCCTGGAGGCGTGCCGGGGGTTGGCTAGAACAAAACGACGAATTGATCAAGGCCTGTTAGATGTTTTCAAAAAAATTAAAATTTACGCGTAAAAGGATTTTAAGAACATTTAAACCGCGTTTAATGAGGGTTTAAAGGCAGGAAAAAAAACATGAAAACAACAAGAAATGCATCCTGGTTAAAAAGAGCTGCCGGCGAAATTTCAAAACTTAGGAATATGTTTACCGCATACTGGTCGGTACGCATCGGCTCTCATTTTGCAGCATATAATCTGGATTCCAGCCGGGTAGATTATACCAAGGCACGGGCGCTATATGACAATACCGACGACAAATATAAACTGGGGGCCGGCTTCGCCAAGCCAGTCATCAATAATACAGTTGGTTTTATGGGCGTGCCGAGGTTTAAATCAGAAGACGAAACGGCCCAGGAAATTCTGGATAGTTTTTTCGGCGCCAATACTTCTCGGATGATGCAGGTACACCGCAATGTCCTGCGGGACGGTGATTGGTTCGTTTGGGTCACTCGGGAGGAAAACTATGAAAAGGCGCTTTATCCGGAACAGCAAGCTAGGCTGGCCTTCAATATGTTGCCCCCGGAACAGATTATTAGCATTATAACCGATCCACTTACGGGGAGGGTGAAAGAATATCTCCTTAATGCCGTCCATGAGTGGCTGGACGAGCAGGATAACCCTAAAAAAGCATTGGTGAATCAGCGGCTTTCCGCCGACAAGCGGATAATCCGCATAACAGGTGATATTCCCCCGGGTTTGGAAGGTTATATTGAAGAAAACAATCCCTGGGGATTCATCCCCATTGTGCATTTTAAAAACGAAGGGGATGAAACAAGAAAATACGGCCAGAGTGATCTTGAGCCCATCGAACCGTTTTTGAAAGCCTACCATGACGTAATGCTCCATGCTTTGCAGGGTAGTAAGATGCACAGCACGCCGCGGTTGAAATTCAAGATCAAGGACCTGGCTGGCTTTTTGCGGAATAATTTCGGGATTACCGACCCGTACGCGTTCTCCAATCAGGGCGGCACGATCAGCCTGGACGGTCATGAGTTTTTCTTGTTTAGCGATGATGAGGACGCTGAATTTATTGAGGTCAAAAGCGCCATCGGCGACGCTACCGAACTGCTGAAGTTCTTGTTCTATTGCGTAGTCGATGCCTCGGAGACGCCGGAGTTCGCCTTCGGTGTGCACACTCCCAGCTCGTTAAGTTCAGTTAAGGAGCAGATGCCAATCCTGGTGCGGAAAGTGGCCCGCAAGCGGGAGCAGTTTACGGATAGTTGGCAGCGCCTGGCCCGCATCGTGCTCGCTATGACCGCCCTATCCGGCGGGGAAAAGGCTGGCACCTACGCTACGGTGCTGGATTGGGATGAAGTTGACCCCAGAGACGAAAAGGAATATGCCGAAATTCTAGAAAAAGTGACCGCGGCACTTAAGAATGCTTTGGAAGCAGAAATTATCAGTATCAATGCCGCTGCCGAGTTTTTAAAACAATACATCAGCACTATGAATGATTATATCAGCGACGATCCGGAAATACCGGGTGAGCGCGATAAAATCATGAAGGATAGGCTGCAGCGCCAGCGATTGGAAGATGCGCAGTTCCTGGATGAACAGAAAGCCGAAATCGACCGGGTGCTGCTCGGGGGTAGAAATTGATGCCCGGGGACGAAATCAACCAGATCAAGGCCGCCAGTGGTGCGTATACCCGGTTTGCTTTGGAGGCCAGGAAAAAGTTCATCACTATTCGGGAGCGCCAGGACCCGCAGATCAAAAATCTGTACGTACGCCTGGCGGACCGGGTGGCGGCGAGAGTGCGGGATACGGCCAATCCGCTGAGACCGGCCCGGAAAAGACACATAGAGCAGGTCGGGCGGGTATTGCAGGAGGAGGCGGATAAACTCAGTGATGGATTAGCAGGTATCTTGCACCGGGATATCCGGGACGCAGTAGAGGCCGGCGCCGGCATATCCGCCAGGATTACATTTAAGCTGCTGGATGCCGGCGGAATTAAAATTGATGATGACATCCGGGCTTTATACTTCAGGGTCAATAATCGAGCGGTGGAGGCCATGTGGCGCCGGCATATTAAGGGATTAAAACTGTCAGATCGGATCTGGAAGGAAAAAGAGAGGGCCCGTGCAGCCATTCAGAATATACTGGAAGAAGCCGCCGCCGCCGGGCAGGATGCAGTGGAAACAGCCAAGCTTTTGCAACAGTATGTGCGCAAAGGAGCCCTGACTCTAACAAGAGATTATCCTAATCTGATGAATCGGATGGGCAATAGGATACCTGGGGATATTTCCTATGAAGCTCTGCGTTTGGCACGCTCGGAAACCAGCCAGGCTTGTTGGCAAGGCACAATTGAAGCCGGCCGCAATTCTCCCAGTTATATTGGTACCAGATGGGTTTTGAGTCGTTCTCACCCCCTGGCGGATATTTGC